TTGACCACTTACTACAGTAAATTGGCCTAGATGATCATCTCCATTAACAACATCAACAACAGCACCATTTGCAAAATGAGGTGCAACATTAAAAACCCCAGCAGGAGCAAATCCCTGAACAAACGTATTAGAAAAATCTAATTGAAGACTAGAATCAAATTCTGTCAAAATAAATTTATTAGTATTATTCCCTATGTCATAAACACCAACAAGAAATACCCTATCATCAACAGTAGCTATAGAATGAAACTTTCCATTTGACGTTGTAAACTTTGCCCATCCTGCTCTTTGCTCACCTCTATTTGAGGTAAAAATTGCAATAGTCCCATCTTGATTTAAGAAGAATGCATAAGACTCAGGTCTATTAATAGCACCTCTAAGTATGCTCATTTGCACAGGATTATTAATTAAGTGTGCAGAAATTTGACTTATTGGATTAGCTACATATGCTGATTCAGCATCAGAGAATATAAACTCTCTTACAACAGAGCCATTCTTCTGAACGTACAATGTTGCGCCATCTAATGATTGAGGTCTTACAAATGAAGCACCAAACGGTGTCTGTCTTCTAATCTGTGCATTAGTCGGTGTTATTGGTTTATCTGTAAACGCAGGAACATATAACTCTGAAGTGCTTGTAAAGATTTGTAAATCTCTGTTTGAGACAATATGCCTAATAGTATTTATCTCACCAATACTTGCTGTTAAATCTAATGCATCATCATCTTCTGCATCGCCAACATCAAAGTTAAAATAAAGACCAGTTCTGCTTGCCCATATTCCATCAGGTTGTGATAGAGTTCCTCCAAACCATAACCTGTTCTCATGAAAAGCAACTGCCGCAGGAAATCCTCTTAGCGCACTATATGACTGCTCTTCCCATTGTGTTGTTGGAGCATGAGTTTCTATCTTAGGAGAACCACCACCGATACTATTGGTATTTGCATTTGCGCCAGCAGTTACAATAAAAACATTTTCATTTACTATTTCTTGAACAGTTCTTGTGCCATTAATATTTCCAGCACTGATGCCACCAATTCCACCAGCATCTGATATAGTAATGCTATCATTGGTACTTAAACCATGAAGAGCCATAGTAATTTGTATATCCGCTGTACCGTCTGTTGTTTCTATTGCATCTGTATCTAAATGCACCTTTAGTGCATCTTTAACAGTTCCAGTAGCTTGGGTTTGAGATTGTACGGATGTAATAGTTATTTCTTGCCCATGATATCGGATTACAATTCCAATGTGTTTTGAGCTTGGATAATCGCCACCAGATTGAGTGCCAGTAATATCCCAATAGTTTGCAGATGTTGTAAGAGTTACACCTGAGCCACTTGTTGTAGAAGGGTCAAGAGTTACATCTTCCCCATGAAATGAATAATATGGTTGATGAATATAATTATTATCTGAATCGCTTGCAAATGAATAAGTGTCCATTTCAAAGCTATTCAGCCCTGTCCTAACCAATCTTCTAATCATAAATGTTTGATGACACAAAAACATTATATCCCCAGATTGGGCAAATGTTATTTCATCTAAAATAGAATCTGTTATTGGAAGAGCAGCAGAATCTACATCTTGAGTAATCGTTGTAACAATGCTTACCGCACCTGTTGTTGGATCAATCTTAAAGCAGCGTATTTTTAAATGTTCAAGAGAAATAATGTACCGTTCATCATCAGAAAAAATAAACGGTATAATCCTTACCTGTTGTCTTTTTGTAGTATCAACAGTTGTGTCAAACTCATAAATTCTTCTTGTGCCAAATCTTTTAAGAAGACCGCCTTCATTTCTTAAAAAGAAGTTTTCAATCTTCTTTGCAGCGTTCTGATATATTTTAGTATCAGTCCTAGACACCATAGAAGGACTGACTTCTCCAAACTGAAAATTAGATAGGGGAACTCTAATCCTTGCCATTAACTGCGCCTATTCGTAATAAACCTCGATGTAACCAACTTGCGTGTTGTTTGTTGTTGCGAGTCTAGGCTTCTAGCTTTAGCCATTGCATTTGTAGCTTGCTTTTCCATAAGAGCAGCTAAAGATGCATCTCTAGCAATGGATGTAGCAAATACCATTGCAAGCGCATACTCAACAGCAATAGTAAAATATGAAGGGAACTCTAACTCATTTGCACGAAAAGTATAGTCAAGAATCACAGTGTCAGAAGAAGAAGTATCTGCAAAAAGTTTGTCCCCATAAATTTGGTAATCAATTATATTATCTTCTACAGTTGCTGTATGCACCATTAAATATCCAGATGGTAATTGATAAGCTCTATCATACCTTCCTGTTGGGGCAGCAGTGAGCAAATTTAGAATTGCTTGATTAGTTGCAAACCTCCATCTAGTATTAACTAGAGAAGTTCTAACAACATCCTCATACATATTTACCGAGACAAGAGCCTCGGTTGTTCCATCTTCAAATGAAGTAATCGGTTCAGCCCCAATAAGAATCAATGCTCTTGAGCATAAATCCACAGGGGTATTTGCGTGTGTGCTAGTAACTGCCATGTGTGAATAAGGGAGGGTTGCCCCTCCCCAATCCTTTAGTCTGTCTCAGCAATAGCAGTACCCTGTGATGTATTCACAGTAGTACCGTCATTGGTAAGCACTGAGGCAATGTGAGTTGTTGGTGTATTTGTATCAACACAAATAATAACATCTCGCGCATTCATCATATTGACAGCTTCACCAGTAAAATAACCAGAGGCTTTTACAGTGGCAATAGCATCAGCAGAGGTATAATGCCAAAGGTTTACACCAGATGCCCCAGACAACCGAGTTAAATTTGCAATATCAAATGCCATCTTTCACTCCTATTAGTTGTTGTCAAGAACTTCGTAGATGCCGTTATTATCAATAACGACAGCACCCATTGACATCATTGATGTTGCAAGGTGCGCTACTTTTTCTGCGACATAGTTAATCTCTGTTGAGACATCAGAGTTGACGCCCAATCCAATAGAAGAAGTATGATAAGCCATATTCTTACCTGCTGTAATTGCAGAAGTAGAGAATATCTTAAAGCCCATAAACTCTTTCATTGTCATGCCGCCAGCAAACGGAAGATTTTGCTCACCTACAAAGTCGCTTGAAGCAAACTCTGTAATGTTAAACAAATCAGCATAACCCTTTGGATGCATTGCCAGATAACGCTGACCGTCTTCTGGAATATTTGCAGATCCAAATGTCTCAAACAAAGTCAAAATATCTGCTTTGTCAATCGCAGCAGATGTTGAGTTAATTTGAGTTGAGTTAGCACCAGCATCCATTGCAGTGTAGATGATGTCGTCAGTCTTACGACCAAGAGCAGCAGCAGCAGATTGTGCTACAGCCTGACGCTCATTGATGTTAATCTTCAGTTCATCTAACTTGTCAATGTATTCTGCGGCATAGAAGTCAGCCATTGTTGCTTCCACAGTTGTATGTGCAAGTTCCAT